GCCGGCATCCCTCTCGACCAGATCGATGAAGTCTTCGACGCACGGAGCCCACAGGAATTGCAGGCGCGGATTGCCATGCTGTCGCGCAGGGCTGAAGACGAACGGCAGCTCGCCACGCTTGGCGGCAAGGGCATCGCAGCGCGGATCGCTGCGGGGTTTACCGATCCCGTGGGCGTTGCCGTGGATGCCGTCGCGTCACTTGCGTTCGGCGCTGGTGGTGTCAATCGTGTGCGGAAGATCGCTCGGGCGTCCGCAGCCGCTGGCGCTGCCAATGCGGCGCTCGGTACTTCGCGTGCGCTGGTTGACCCGAACTACGGTGCCGGTGACTTCTTCGTGGATGCGGCTGCCGGTGCCACTCTCGGCACGCTGTTTGAAGGCGGCTCTATTCTGCTGAGCAAAGGCGGGAGGGCTGAGGCAGCGGAGGGCATTCAGAACTTTGCCAAGCGCGTCCGCACGGGGGACTTCTCTGGTGATGGCGGTTCGTTCGGTTCCGATACCCTCTCCGCGGCCCGCGTGGCCGGCAGCGAAGCGGTGCCGAGTCTGGACATCGCTGAGCGGAATACCGCAGGCGGCTCGCTGCGGGATACCGTTGTCGCGGCTGCTGAAGTTGGTGATGACCTCACCACATTCGGTGGCAATAACCGCCGCCTGGTGTTCGGAGGCTCAGCGTCCGCGATTCTCCGCACAGCGAACGACCCGCAGCTCCGCGCCTTCGGGCGCTTGGCAACTCCCGATACAGTCATGGCACTGCGGCGGCTCCCTTCGGGCGAGCTGGTTCCGGCAGTGAATGAAGTTGCTGCTTCCGACCTATCTGCGCTTAACCACAAGACCCTGTTCCTGCCGTTCAGGCGGGAGCACGAAGGGTCGCTGAAGGCAATCGCAAAGGCCAGCGGAAACAACCTGGGCCGCATGTTCTCGCCAGATCGGAAGACCTGAACCGCTCCCTCGGACGCATGGCGAAGGGTCTGGATGCTGTCACCCGCGAGGGCAAGGCGGCGGTCGCCGCGTCCCGAAAGCTGTTCGACGATGGGTTCGAGCGGATGCAGAAAGCCGGCGTCCGCGGACTTGATGGCCTGAAGAAGGTTCCCAACTACTTCCCGCGCCTTCCTCGGCGCTTCCTGTTCGAGCACTTGGAGGTGCGCCTCAAGTCTCAGCAGGATGTTGACGGCACTGTGGCACGCCTGATCGCCAGCGGGATCAAGAAAGCCCGCGAGGCCGATGGTCTCGACTTCGATGAGGCGCTGACTGACAAGGTATCCGTCGCATACGCGCGTCGCTTGCTGACGGACTCCCGCGCCCGCCCGGACAACTCAGGGCTGGAAACGAAAGACCTGGAGTTCATCGAAGACATCCTCGCGGATAACGGGGTCGCTGATGCCGATATCGCATCGGCACTCAAGCACTTCAGAGACGCGAACGAATCTGCGGATGTTCCGAGCGACCGCCTGAAGACGCGGATCAAGATGGACGAATCCGTGAGCGTCACTCTGGATGACGGAAGTTCCTTCCAGCTCGCTGATCTGTTTGAAGACGACATCGAGCACGTCACTGAGCGGTACTCCCGCGAAGTCGCCGGACTCACTGCGCTTGCTGAGATGAACCTCGGCACTCCGCGCGAAGCGTTCGCCTTCGTTGATGATCTTCTGGGGCAACACCGTATCTCCCCGAAGGAGGCCAATGCGGCTCGGGTCACACTGAACGGCATCCTAAGCCGGCAGCAGGAGAATGACCCCACCGGCACCTTCAGCCGCTTCGTGCGCACGATGGGCAACTTCAACTTCGTCACAAAGATGGGTCAAGTGTTCTGGTCGATGTTGGCAGAGAACGGTTCCATCATGGCCGTCAACGGCCTGCGGGCCACGTTGCAAGTGACCCCCGAACTGCGCTCCATCGTGAGGGATGTTATCTCCGGGAAGCTGGACACAGAGCTTGCGCAATCGTTCGCCGCTCTGGCGGAACCGGGCAGCAGTCTGCTGCTGAACTCGGTCAGTATGCGTCCCGACGATCTGAATGCGCGTGGCCTTGGTGGTACTCCACTGCTTCGGGCCATTGACGATGCGGGCGCAGCTTCGCAACGCGCTGTATCACTCGCGGGCGGTTTGCTGCCTCTCCAGGATGTTCAGCAGCGCGTCGCTGCGGTCGGACTCGGCCAGGCGTGGTTCAACCTCGCCAAGAGCGGAAAGGCGATCCCGAAAGCGTGGCGAGACCGGATGCTGGACTACGGCATGGACGATGCCGACATGGCCGGCCTGCTTGCCCACATGGGAACGAATGTCGAACTTCGGCCCGATGGCGTAATCAAGAACGTCCGCGGCGATCTGATGGAACCGGCGCTGCTTCGCAAGGTACAGGTGATGTTTCATCGCATGACGCGTCAGGTTGTGCAGGAAGCCGACATCGGCGCTTCGATGCCCTGGATGCACAAGTCCCAGGCACGCCTGCTGACGCAGTTCCGCTCCTTTTCCATTGTTGCTATGGAACGGCGGACGCTGCACTCACTCGCCCGCCGTGATGTGACATCCGGCCTGATGCTGATGTACGGCATGATGTGGGCGGGAGCGGCGCAGTTGGCCCGAGTCCACTTGAACTCGCCCGAAGGCTCCCCTGCACGAGAGGCACTGAAAGACCCGGTGCAGTTGGCGAAGACGGCATTCGCCGCAACTGGCGAGGCTACCGTAATCCCGATGATTGTTGACTCCTTTGTTCGACACATCGGCGAGGGCGACCCGTTCTTCAACAACTTCAACCGGAGCACGGAACTCGGGTCGGACGTGGTTGGTGGCATCCCTGCGGTAGACACCCTCAACAAGCTCGCACGGGTGGCAGGCATCCCCGCATCGGCATTGCGGTCGGACAGGGACGTAACGGAGCAGGACATCACCGCCGCGGCGGGCCTGATCCCACTGAACAACGTGCTCGGCATGACACGCTTTACCAAGTTCGTCGCAAAGCAATTCCCAAGCGACCGCGAAGAAGCAAAGCGCAAACGGGAACGTGAAGCACTCGAAGGGAGATAGTGGCAACATTTTTCAGCATTCAGACCTTCCTGGTCTCTGAGACAGAAACAAAGCCCCAGTACGTCGTCACTTTCCCGTATCTCCGAAAGGAGCATGTATCGGTCTTCGTTGACGCTTCGCTGCTTGCAAGCGCCTCGGTTACATGGATCGATGCCACGCGGGTAGAGCTGAACACTACGGTCTCCCCCGGCCAGACGATCACACTTCGGCGCACCACGCCGATGTCTGCGCGGCTGGCGGAATACTTCGACGGCAGCACGCTGACCGAAGATGACCTGAATGATGTCACGCTCCAGCTCCTGTACCTGATCCAAGAGTTCCAGGACAGCACCGCAGCAATCGCCCCAGGCGGGCCAGGCACGGACATTGCTCAGCAGATTCTCGACACCGTGCTGAACTCCGATGTGCTGGCCCGCCTGACTGAGCTGATCCCGCTTGTGGACATTAACGCGGAGCTGACGCTTCGCAATGCGCTGCTGAATCACACGGACTGGTCGCTGGATCGCTTCCGCGCAAAGCTTATTGACTCGCTGGAAAGCGGCCTCGGTGCGCAGGCGGCGGAGATTGTCCGGGTTGAAGAACTCGTGGTCACCGCAGAGCAGGCATCGGCGCTGGTAGTCGATGGCTTGCTGGTTCGCTTCGGCACCAACGAGGCGGACATCACGAATCTGTGGTTGGCATCCGCGACTGCGGACGAAGCCATTGCCAAGGTCGGGCTTGAGGTCGCAGCCCGTGTCCGATCGGACGACCTGGAGACCTTGCTCACGCAGTCAAGCTTCGTCAGCGGAATCGCAGCAACTGCGACCGCTTCCTCGGCGACACTCTCGGGGATCAATAGCTACCTCGTTGGCACCGGCAGCTTCGCCAACCCAGGCAGCGGGTCGCTCGGCGGCACCGTCAGCATCCTGCAACAGCAGGCAGTGCTGACGGCAAACCAGCTCGCCACCGAAGCGACATTCCGCCAGACGCTGGCTTCGATGTTCGGAGGCACCGCGAGCAATCCCGCGTCCCTCGCATCGGCAATTCAAACGGCCTGGCGCACCTACGCGGATGTCAATTCCACTACCGCCTCTCGTGTCACTACGCTGGAGTCAAACAGGCAGCCGGTATTCTTCCGCGCTGTCGCGCCAGACTGGCGGACGCCTGAGTTCGCTGCTACGCCGTGGTCGGCTGCGGGATTCCCAAGGGATTCCTCGTGGTTCCGGGAAATCAGTCCCGGCTTCTACGTCCCGTACCGGTGGGCGCTGCTGGCCGCCGCACCCGCCACTGCGTTGCTGTACGACACCTTCGGGCCATACAACGGCGTTCCGGGCATGTGGATCGAGGTGCGCAACGACGAGACGGCAGTAACACAGGCCGCGCTTATCCAGGAGATTGCGGAGACGTATGTCTCCCTGGCTGGAGTCGGTGCGCGAATCGAGGAACAGCTACAGGCTGTCTATGGTGCCGACTACGGGACTATCAACCAGCGGCTTGAGTCGTACGTGAACCCTGAGACCGGGGTTCTGTTCACCGGCTGGGATGTGCGAATCAACCAGACCGGCGCAGGCGGCGTCCCCGTCATCGCTGGCGTGGGCCTCGGCATCCAGCAAGACCTCAACAACCCGAACCGGACTTCCGTCTCTGAGTTCATCGTGATGGCGGACAAGTTCAAGGTAGTTCGTCCGCCGACCTTCGATGTGCTGACTGGCGCACTCGACATGGCTACTGCCGTCACGCCGTTCTCTGTTGAAGCGGATGGCACTGTCAAGATCGACGGGAAGCTGCTGGTGCAGGGGTCTCTGTCTACCTATGACGGTGTTGCTGGGCGCATGACGTTTACCAACATCGACGCGAACGGTGACCCGCTTGACCCGCTCGGGACTCGGCTGGTGCTGCCATCCAGCTTCAACAACTGGAATGCCAGCTCGTCCGCATCCCCGTTCGTGGGCGGCTCCAATCCACAGCGATTCCTGATGTGGGCCGGGGCCGGCCAGATGACACACAACAATGCGATCTGGTATGTGGACACGGACGGCAACGGGCTGTTCAAGGGCAAGGTGTCCGGCGACAACATCACAGCCAGCATCCAGGCCATCGTGCCGGTGCAGTGGAACGGTTCTGTCGTCCCTGCCGCGGCGGCGGCGACGCTGGTGCAATTCACCCTCGCAGCACCGAAGCCCACGGGCGAGGCGCACACCCCAGTCCTCATGCTGTCGCTCAACGTTCAGAGCACGTCCTCAGGAAACGGCGCGTTGCTCACGAAACTGGATCGCCTGGTCGGAGGTTCGTGGGTGACATTCCATACGGGGCAGTTGAACCAAGGGTCTGGGTTCGGAATCAACCACGCGCTGAGCGCCCTCGCCCCCACCACTACAGCGCAGGAGACATATCGCCTCACTGTGCAGGAAGTGACGAGTGGGGATCGGCTTGTCGTGCAAGGCGTTACAGGCTTTTGCATTGGCGTCAGATAATCGAAAGATAATCGGGAGATAATCATGCAAACTGTGTCACTCGCTGAGCGCCGAAAGGCGCTTTCAGCACAGAAGTTAATCACTCTGGAAAATCTTGTGAAGGCTACCGGCATTATCGAGCGTTCCAAGGCAGACCTCGCCGCAGTTACTCTCGCCCTCTCCGCTCTGGAGGGGCTGGCTGACCCACTGCCCACCACGGAAACCACTTAATGGCACTCACGAATACCGAGCTTGCACAGAAGGTATCTGACGTTGCGGACGGATGGCAAGCATTCGTCACCAACCAAGTCGCATGGTTGTCCACTGCGGTAGCGACGATTACCGTTACCGACCCGACGACGCAGATCGCCTATATCGTCAAGACGCCTTGGCAGCTTCAGCAGGACTTCGATGCCTTGCTGGCCCCTGTGTCGGGCGGACTTGCGACGATAGAGGGGCAGATTGCAGCAACGAATGCGGCGCTTGTGAGTGCCACGGTACTGGAGGGAAACATTGCTTCCTTCCAGGTCGCGTTCGATACGTCGCTGGCCGCGTCGCAAGCGGCAGCGGCAGCGGCAGCAGTGTCCCAAACGGCGGCGGGAAGCGCTGAGACTGCGGCACTCACGTCTTCGACGGCAGCAGCAGGTAGCGCGGGTGCCGCTGCGACATCTGCGATCACTGCGGCGGCGGACGCAGCCACGGCCACCCTGGCCGCACAAGATGCGGATGCTGCGGCGATCCTGGCGGACGCTGATGCCCTCGCCAGCCAGACGGCAGCAACTGCGGCAGCGGCTTCGGCAGCAGCGGCTTCGACATCGCAAACTGCGGCTTCGGCTTCGGCGACTGCGGCTGCGACCTCGGCGACCTCGGCTACGGCCTCGGCGACTTCGGCTACGGCCTCGGCGACTTCGGCTACGGCCTCGGCGACTTCGGCTTCGACATCGCAAACTGCGGCTTCGACATCGGCGACTGCGGCGGCGGCGTCCGCTTCTGCTGCGTCTGCGGCGGTTATTGATGTCGCAGCGGCAGAGGCTTCGGCGACTGCGGCTTCGGCCTCAGAGACTGCGGCTGCGGCTTCGGCAGCAGCGGGGCTTGCCTCGCAAACTGCGGCAGCAGCTTCGGCAGCAGCGGGGCTTACCTCGCAAACTGCGGCAGCAGCTTCGGCAGCAGCGGCTTCGGCCTCAGAGACGGCGGCTTCGTCTTCAGCGACTTCGGCCTCCAGCTCGGCTTCTGATGCTGCGGCTTCAGCCGCGCAGGCCATCCAATCCGCACCGGCAGCAGTCACCCAGGTAGAGGCCGAAGCGGGGACGGAAATTGGCACGCGGCTGTGGTCTCCCGAGCGTGTCGCACAGGCTATCGTGGCGCTCGCCCCAGCAGGAGGGCCACTTGAAAGTGCCGCGTTCACGACTGACAACGTAACGATGGCTGGAGTCCTGGCAGGATTCCGGGGCGTCCCCATGACCACCAGAGCAACTGGGTACACATTCGCACTCGCAGATGCCGGCAGGGGCGCGCGAAAGGACACTACTGCCGCCCACACATATACCATCCCGCCAAACTCAACTGTGGCGTTTCCTTCGGACGGTAATACGATCTTGGCCGCTTTCAATAACTCGGGATCGGGAAATATCTCGGTAGTTGCTGGCTTGGGAGTTACGATCCGCCTCGCTGGGTCATTGACAGTCGGGACGCGAACAATCGCCCCCTGGGGCTTTGCCATGTTCACTCAAGTATCTGCAAACGTATGGCTGGCGTCCGGCCCTGGGGTAACATAATGTCGGGCATTGCATCACTGCTGACAAGCAGCTCTCTCCCGCCTCCGGTATTTGCACTCTCGTCCCATACGATTCCAACAGCAGGGGCCGCGGGTAATGGCGTGATTCTGTTCGGTGTTGGCGTACTTCGCGCGATGGTTGGACAAACCACGACCACTTCATTCGCTGGCGAATGGTTGCAGTCCGGGACGGTAGTTGCGTCCGAGTACGAAGTGTTCGCTGTGTACATTGACGGGTCGGTAAAGCACTCCAGCGGTGCCCAATTCTCGACATGGCACAACCTATCTTCATCCCCGCAGTTCCTGCTTCAGACCACAGGCAGATTCACCCTGCAAATCCGCAGAGTCGGCGGCACCAATGTGACGCCACAGGTCACTATCACTCTCACGTGACGAGACACAGCTTCGCCCCCACCAACCAAGGAACCACATGACTACCCCCTCGATTCTCTCACGCCTCGCCCTTACCGTTGTCCTCGCCCTGGTGTTCAGTGGTGCCGCCAAAGCGGCTGAAGTGTGCTACGGCATCTTCGACACTGGCGGCTGCGACTCCCGTCCGCTGACGGTAGCTGCCTCCCTGTCTCCGGTGTCCCTGCCGAACGACATCATCGTGCAGACCGCGGAACGCGCAACCCTGCGTATCTCCCCGCGCGGTGCTGCGTTTGTCGGCACTGCCGGCGTGCTGGGCGGCACCGTGGTAACGTCCGCCCCCGAAACCCTGGTCGTGGTCTGCGACCGCACTTGCGCCGTGATCCTGCCCAAGGTTGCCGGCATGTCCCGAGGCAGCACTCTGGTCGCCGATGTCCGCCTGTGGGCACCGAACGGTGAGACTCAGGAGTTCTTCAATGGCCCGATCACGCTGGCCGTGATGGACAATGGTTCCCTGGTCATCCCCGGTGAGCAGGAGTTCAACGCGGTTGCGTGGATTCTCAATCCCGCCAGCAACACCACCCAGCGCACCTTCCTTCGCTTCATCGCGACCGGCGACACTGCGGAAATCGTGCTGTACGCCACGGACGACAACGGCGACGAGCGCGGCCCGCTGGTGTTCACTGTCCCGGCTGGTGGCGCGGTTCAGCTCACCCCGGCTGACATCGAGAACGGTGCGCCGGCCAAGGGCATCGCTTATGGTGTTGGCGCTGGCGTCGGCAAGTGGGTCATCCGTGCTGGCAGCTCCGTACCGTTTCGCCTGTTCGGCCTGAGCACTGGCCCGAGCGGCGGCCTCGCCCAGCTTCCGACCGAGTAAGGCCGGACATGGCTACCACCAAAGCGAAGCCCGCGAAGAAGCCTGCACCGACCACGTTCCAGAAGGTCAAGGCGCAGCTCAAGTCCATCGTGCAGAACGAGACCGCAAGCCTGCGGAACATCGTGAAGGACACGAACAAGGACTTCCAGCGCCGTGACAATGCCCGTATCGACCGGGCTGTGGACGAGGCCGTGAACGGCAAGAAGCGCAAGAAGTAATCCCCCTGCCCCTCAGTGCTCCGGTGCTGAGGGGCTTTCTTCAATTGTGGAGTAAGTGTAACCGTGGATGATTCCCACCGCACCCTTGCATGGCTGATGTCCGTTGGCGTCGCCATCGGAATTGGACAGATGCTGTCGTCCGCCGAACGACTCACAGCAAGGATGCTGATTGGCCGCGCCATTATCTCGGGCGGTCTTGGCCTGGCGGCTGGCGCTGCGCTCACCGTGTTCCCGAGCCTCGGCTTGGTGGCTATGGTCGGCATCGCTTCCGTCTTCGTCTCCCTTGGCACCAGTGCCATTGAGGCCATGTTCACCCGCATCGTCGGGGCGCTGAAGACCAATGGCGGGAAGTGAGTCGCAGCTCGGCGAGCTGCACGGCATCCTGACTGCCGCACTCGCTGCCGAACTGAAAACCCAAGCTGCGAAGGGGGAACTCAATCCCGCCTTTGTCGGCCAGGTGATTAAGTTCCTGAAAGACAACAACATCCAGGCGACCGACGAAGACCCGGCCATGAAGGCTCTGAAGGCTACCTATGGGAAAAGCCTCCAGGACTTCCCGTTCGATCCTGCGGCAGCTAACTGAATAGCCACAGGGCAGCCTGTAGACCCCCTAGAAGGCCATAGCGCCCCCTAGGGGCTACTACCCTACCACCAAGGGACGAATGGACGCTACACACCCCTTTGCGGACTTCCGCAACTTTGTCTACGCGGTATGGAAACACCTGAACCTGAGCGACCCCACCCCCGTTCAATACGACATCGCTCACTACCTGCAACATGGGCCTGAGCGGTGCTGCATTGAAGCGTTCCGTGGTGTCGGCAAGTCCTATCTCACGTCCGCATTCGCGGTGTGGCTGTTGTTCTGGAATCCCAAGCTGAAGATTCTGGTCGTGTCCGCTTCCAAGGAACGCGCCGACGCCTTCAGCCAGTTCTGCCTCCGGCTGATCTTTGACATGCCCGAGCTTGCCCACATGATCCCCAAGCCAGGCCAGCGCAGGTCGCTGGTGGCATTCGACATCGCAGGCGCTGGTGTAGACCACTCGCCTTCGTTGAAGTCGGTGGGCATCACTGGGCAGATTTCAGGCTCGCGTGCTGACATCGTGATCCCGGATGACGTGGAGATTCCGAAGAACTCACAGACCCAGGTACAGCGCGAGAAGCTGCGCGAGCTGGTCAAAGAGTTCGACGCGGTACTGAAGCCGCTGCCGGGGTCACGCATTATCTACCTCGGCACTCCCCAGTGCGAAGACTCCCTCTACAACACCCTGCCCGGACGTGGCTACCAAGTCCGCATCTGGCCGGCACGCAAGCCGTCCGCAGACCGGGCGCTGCGGTACGAGGGTCGCCTCGCACCCTTGATCGCCGACATGAAGGTTCCCGAAGGGGCACCTACTGACCCTCGGCGGTTCAACGATGCAGACCTATCGAAGCGGGAGGCCAGCTACGGTCGCTCAGGGTTCTACCTCCAGTTCATGCTGGATACGACCCTGGCTGACGGGCTTCGCTATCCGCTCCGCTGTTCTGACCTGATCGTGATGGATG